CGCAATCGACGCATCACTTTCATGGCTGACTCCGTCGAATCCGTGCACAGTCTTATGTTGGAGCACTATGTGTTTGGACTGCTCTCAGCACTCACTCTGATCTGTTGATAATTTAACATAACACTAACTCTCTCGCGGGTCGCTTGATGATCCTGTGCGGCCTGCGCGGGAGCGGGTGTCACAAAATTTGTGACAGCGGCCACCAGCAGGGCGAGGGTGGCGGGGGCCGCGCTACCGGCCATCCTCTTGGAAAAAACTTCCCATAGCGAATGCTGACCGGCGCGTTCGGCACGGTCCATGTCGGCGGCCATGATGACCGGCATCGGGTCGGCCATTCCTAGTGCCTGAGCGATAGCCAGGCACAGTTCGTTGTCCATGCTTCGACGCCCGGTCCGGTAGTGGCTGATGGCGCTCTTGTTGCAGCCGATCATTTCGGCAAGGCCGGTGTCGTTCTTCAGGTCGTGGCGCTCGATCACGGCGTCCAGATATTTCTCGATTCGCATGCGCACCCCTCCAAAGTAGTGCTTGACGTGGTTACAGACCGTAACCTAGATTACGCCCTGTAACCTGATGACGGTCTGTAACCACGACCGAATCATAGTCGGTAAACCGCAAGGGGTAAACGAATGGCGGGTCTCGTTGGTGCAGAGCTTGATTACGCGGTCCATCTGGCGACGGTGGGCACGTTGGCCGTGTTTGCCGGGGCAATCCTCGGCGGCATGCTGTTCTCGCTGACCGCCCGGGTCTGGACCCACATTGCAGACCGACTGGCTGAGAAGCTGGATGCGCACCGCGCCGAGCAGGTGTTGCGCCTCAAGGCTGAATGTTGGCGGCTCCGCGTTCGTGCTTCCAAGGGGGGCGTGTGATGACGGTGCTCCGCTGCTCGGTGTGCGGCTGGGACGCGCACGAAGACGAAGGCGAGGTCTGCGGCTGTGGTGGCCGCAGGTATCCGGCTGCGTACCGGGAGGCTGTGTGATGGGGAAGCTCAAGGCTGAGTAACACGGGGGGAACGGAAGCGATGGCGTGCGCAGTACTGATGCCGATGCAATTGGTGATGACGGACACCGGTGACGTGAAGGCGGTGATGGTCCGTGTGCCGGTGGATGGTCAGGTGGCCATGATCGACACGTTGCGCTTCACCATTGGCGAGGAGACGTTTCGGCATGACGCGGTGGGCGGGGTCGATGACGTGGCCTACATCATGGCGTTGTCGGACAAGCTGACGGAGATTTTCGGCTTCGGCGTTACGAAGGATCTGAAACACGGTCGTGATTTTTACCTGAGCGCGTGGGAGCTTGGCGACAAGTACGGGCATGTCGGGATCGGCGGGCAGAATCAGCGCGCCACGATGATGGTGAGCCTGACCGGGGCCGGGTGTTTGGCGGCGCGGGAGGGGTGGGAGCGGCGCTTGTACGAGTTCTTCAAGACAAAGGCCAAGCGTCCGACGATTACGCGGGTTGACCTGGCGCACGATTGCTTTCAGGGGGAAGTGACCGTGGATCAGGCGGATCAGTGGTACGACGATGGTCTGTTCACCGCGTCGGTCAATGCGCCGCATCATGAGTACAAGGGCAACTGGAAGAAGCCCAATGGCAAGGGCCGTTCGCTGTATATCGGCATGCGCAAGAACGGCAAGCTTTGCCGCGTCTATGAGAAGGGCAGGGAGCAGGGCGACGCTACGTCTGAGTGGGTCCGCATCGAGGTTGAGTACCGAAACGTCAAGCGGATCATTCCGTTTGAGGTGCTGATTGATGCGTCAGCGTTTTTCGTCGCCTCGTATCCGTGTCTTCGGTTTATCGATCCGGGTCGGCAGCCGGAGCGTATGGAAATCAAGCGCAAGACGGCGCAAATCAATGTCGAGGCGTCGCTCGACAACATCCGCAACAGCTACGGCAAGTACGTGCGCGTGCTGGTCGGTCTGCTGGGCGAAGAAGCGTTCGTGAAGCGCGTGATGGCGAAAACGGACGACTGGCCCGAGCGGTTGAAGGTGCCGGGTCATGAGTTCTGCGAGACGCCGCTGCATAAGCTGCCGCGTCCGCGTCGTTTCAACGATTTTGACCTCTCCGATGATGGCTGCGCGGGGAATCCGGTCATAGAAGCAGCCGCGAAAGGACCTCATCATGCGTTTTACCAGTGAAGTGATTGTGTACGGCCTTAAGGCCTCGAAGGGCGATTTCGAAGGCACGGCTTTCGACTCGTGCAAGGCCTACGTGCTGACGCCGTTCGACGAGTCGAAGGGTACGGCACGTGGTGCGGCTACCGCTGAGTACGTCATCGGCAAGTCGGATGAGTACGAGAAGTACAGCCAGGTGCCGCTGCCGTTCAAGGCCAAGGCCGATATGGAAATCACGACCAACGGGAAGACGATGAAGACCATCGTCCACAGCTTGGCGCCGCTGGCTCCGGCGAAAGCGGCGGCCTGACCATGCTCGGCGCGATTGTGTTCGTCGTGCAGGAGGTGAACTCGGGTCTGTTCCTGTATCCGTGCGGGGGCGATGTGGGTTTCACTCATCGGTTGCGCGAGGCGGGCACATTCGCGTCGCGTGAAGAAGCGTTGGAAACGGCTGTGGATCACTGCGACGAGGTGTTTGACGTGGTGGCGGTAGTGAAGACTGAACGGGGGTGATGACATGGCGTCAGCAATCGATTTTTCGGGTGTCCTGGGCAGCATTGATCCGCTGCCGGTTGTGGGCGCCGTCATCGCTCTCGGCGTGGTCTATGCAATGGTGGATTTTTGCCGCTGGGCGGTTCGTCAGGTCGCCGGCTTCTTCGATCTGGTGGAGTGGTATCGCTACGGCGATATGGACCATGACGAGGTTTGGCATGAGCGGTTCGGGCGCGCGAATGCTGCGCTTAACAAGGTCGGGCTGGGGCGGTAATGGCTCAGTGCGTGGTGTGGCAGGGAGCGTCGCTCGTGGCGACCACCGATGCGCCGGAGGCGTGTCAAGGCTTCGTGATGCTGCAAAGCACGGAGTACACGAACGCGATGAGCCTCGCCCAAGGTTTGCAAGTCCCAACGTCGGATCAGATTGGTGCGGCGTTCGCGTTGGGTTTCGTTCTGCCGATGACGTGTTACGTCGTCGCGCGATGTGTCCGCGCCACCTTTCTTTGGGAGTAGGGTCATGAAAATTCGTCAACGTATCGCCGCTGCCGCGGCTGTCCTGGGTGGTGTCGTCGTCGCTGGCTCGGCCAATGCAGCGGGCTTCGATTTCTCCACCATCACCGCAGGCGTCGATTCCTCGTCCGTGGTGACGGCCATCGTCGCCATGGGCGTGATTCTGGTGGGTCCGGGCTTCGCCAAGTGGGCCACGAAGAAGGTGGCCGGCTTCTTCGGCTAAGCCAGTAGCGCCGTTTTCTGCTTTGGCCCGCGCAGGTCGCTCTGTGCGGGCTTTTTTCTTTCGGGGGTGGGGTGATGCTATGGCTACTGTTCTTCGCGGGTCTAGGGGCGCTGTGCGCCTACGCTGGGATCACTGGGTACGGGCAGGGCGGAGCGGGCTAGGGCGCCAGGTCGTGGCACTGCTGATCGCCTTCGTCTTGGCGGTGGTGCTGTCGGGAAAGGAGGCGGAAGCGCAAACGCTAACGAGCGATGGCTCGGTTAGTTGGGGAATTACGACGAGCGGTCCTTCGTCTGCGACGGTGAGTGGCACGTCGCTTGTGATTGGTGCGGCGGCCATGACGTTGGGCGTGGCGGCGCTGGGCGGTCCTGCTGCCACGATGGCGCTGACCGGTCGGGCGCTGACGGTCGCTGGGTCGGCGGTCGGGCCGATTGCAATGAATATGCTGCGCACGGCGGCGGCGCGTGGGCCTTTGACCGGGGCCATGTTGGCGTTGGCGTTGGCGCTTGGTAGTGATGCTGTGTACGACGCGGCTAGCAATTCCTTTAAGTCATCCGGGACAGCGGTGGACTTGGCGTCTACCGGTTGGAATTCGCTCGCAAACAGTTGTAGTCCAAGTACAGCGGCGGCGTGTGCCATCGTTAGTTGTGCCAATCGGTATGGCTCTCGTTTTGTCAGCGTGGATAGCGTGGTGTTGACTGATCCGACTCATGCTGACGTGTACTGCAAGATCACGGACAACGGGGGGACCGTGGGCAAGGCGCAGTATGGCTTGATGCGGCTTCCTAACGAGCCGCCCTATACCGCGCCGTCGGTGCCGTCCACGGATGCGCAGTTGGCTAGTGCCGCGTCGGCTCCGTCTGCGTTGGCTAAGGTGTGGGACGCTGGCGGCTGCCCGCAGAAAATCACGACTTATCGCGATACGGTGAGTTTGGATGATCCTTGCGCGAAGATTATCGGTGCGCCGGGTGGAGTGTGGACGCCTGTCACGGTGCCGAACGGTGGGCAAATCACGCTGCCGGGTCGGACGGAAACGACCGTGGGGTCGGATGGCAGGGCGCAAACGCGGACCATTACGCCGACTGCGCAGGTGGCGCCAAACGCTGATCAGCCCACTATGCCGGCATCGCCGGTTGTGCTGACGCCGGGGCAGATTGACAAGACTGTGGTGACTAATCCGGACGGGTCGCAGACGACGACGACAACAACGTCGACCGGGCCGGCTCAGAAGGACAGCGACAAGCCAACGACAACTGCGACGTTCAACGGGCAGACAGGCACGCTCTATACCAAGCGCACGCGCACATGGTCGGGCGTGCTCAACGACTTCGCCAACACGGTGAAGGGTGCGCCCTGGTATGCGGCGGCCGTGGGCTTCTTCAATGTGACGATTGCGGGCGCATCTTGTCCGCATTGGACAGCGACGGCCACGAAGTGGACTCCGGCTCTTGATGCGACGCCTTACGTCTGCTCGTCCACGATGACAACGCTCTATGCGATGGGCGGCGTCGTGGTGCTGGCTGTCGCGGCCTGGGCCGCTTTCAGGATCGCATTCCTATGAGCCTCGATCCGATCATCAATGCGCTGAGCGCGTTTGCCGCCTGGGTGTTCGGCCTTGTCGGCTCGGTCTTCACTGCTGCCTGGGACTTCGTCTCGGATGCCTTTGTCGCGCTGGGCGATGCGTTCTTTCAAGCGCTGGCGGGCGTGATCGTGGCAATTCCGGCGCCGTCCTTTCTGTCGAGCATGAGCCTGCAAGGTGTGTTCTCGCAGATGAGCGGCGACGTGCTGTACTTCCTGGGCGTCTTTCAGATCGGGCCGGGCCTCGCGCTGCTGGGCTCGGCATTCGGCTTCCGCCTGCTGCGTAAGCTCTTCACACTCTTCCAGTGGTGATCCCATGTTCATCTTCCACGAAGGTCTGCCCCGGTCGGGCAAGTCGTATGAAGCGATGGTCAAGCGCATCATTCCTGCGCTACAGGAGGGTCGCAAGGTGTTTGCGCGGCTCAACGGGATGGACTACGACAAGATCGCGCAAGCGTCGGGGCTACCGGTTGAGCGGGTACGGGAGTTGCTGCACCACATTCCGAAGGAAGACGTGTTGCGGTGGGGCGAGATTGTCGAGAATGACTCGCTGGTGATCCTCGATGAGATGCAGAATTTCTGGCCGCATGGGTCGGCCAGGAGCATGGATCAGAAGCAGATTGAGATGGTTGCGGAGCATGGGCACCGTGGCCTGGATGTGGTCGGTATGGGGCAGTTGCTGCGCGGTCCTGGTGGTGTGCATGCGAACTGGGTGAACCGCTGCGACCAGAAGATCGTCTTCGAGAAGCAGAACGCGCGTGGTGCCGATCAGAAGTATCGGTGGACGGCTTACAAGGGGATGCTGGTCAAGGAGAAAATCCAGTTCGTCCAGGTCAATACGGGTGTCGAGAAGTACGACGAAAAGTACTTCGGCACCTATGCGACTCGCGTCGAGGGGTCGAAGAATGCCGAGACATACAAGGACGCGCGCACCAACATCATGAACAATCCGGTGTTCCGGAAGTGGCTGCCGCTGTTCGCTGTGGTCTTCGTGTGTGCGCTCGTGTTCCTGGTCTACATGTTCAAGGGCGGCGGCTTGGAAAAGAGCCTCACGAAAGGCGGCAAGCCGCAGGATGCGCCGCATGTGACGACGACCGTCACCTATACGCCTGCGTCGAGCGTCGCGGCGGTACAGCCGGTGACGCCGGCTGCTGCGCCAGTGGGCGAAGGTAAGCCGGATGCGGATGCGATGGCATCCGACTACGTGTCCAACATTTCCGGCAAATGGCGGCCTCGGCTGTCGGGGATGATCTATGACAAGCGGCGGGCGCGCTTGTACGTCGAGTGGTATGACGATAGCTATCGGCTCAAGGAACGCTTGTCTGCTGCGCAACTGGAAGAAATGGGGTGGGGCGTTCGTTTGTCGGCATACGGTGAGCACGTCATGCTGACGAAGTCCGGCGTGCATATCGCTGTCACGTCCTGGCCTCTGGAAGCATTCGGCAAAGTGAGTGAGGAGCAGAACAAGGCGATTGCGGCCGAGGGTGGGTCAGGCCGGTCGCGCACTGACGGTTGAGCGGTCAAGGCCGCGCAGCATTATTGCTCGCCACGTTCCTCCATCCACAACACCTCGCCATCCGGGCCGACGATGCGGGAGCGCACTAGGCGCTTGCGAGGCGAAGCCGGGCGCGATGGAGAGCAGAAACGATCCAACTCCAAGAAAAACCCAGCCATATACACGAGCAGCCAAAAAAAGAGCAGGCCACACACCAGCAAAATCGCAGCGTGAAAATCCATGATCAGTGCTTCCTCAGTAGTTGGGTGTAATGAAAAATGGCCTGCGTGTGTTTAGCGCTTGATGACCTTGAGCAGGCTGCGCAGCATTGCGCCGTCGTAGTCCATGACGCGGGCGACGAGGCTGCGCATGGTCTTGCAGAAGAACTGCTTGCCGTCCGGGCGGGTCCAGACGAAACCCTTGTTGAAACGCACCAGCTTTTTGACGAAGAGCTTCAGGCGGAGCTGCACCATCGGGCGGAACAGGCCGCTCGCGCGCTTGGCCGCGCGACGCTTCGGCGTGGCAAACCAGAGGGTGCCGTTGCACGCGCCGCCGATCAGGTCGAGAGTGGCTTGTTGCATGGTGTTCTCCTTGAAGGCATCGGGCCGCTAGATTCTGAGTCCCGGCGTCATGTGTCTCCGGGCGGTTTGCCGAGGGGCTTTCGGCATCAGTCCGCTGAGTTCGTCGTCCCGGGCACCGAATAGACGATTGGGGGCGGAACGTGGAATACCGGACTGGAGCGAAGCGGAAGGAGGATATGCCGCGAAAGTCCGCCCCCAATCGGCTATGGTGCGGAAAGGGACGGCGGACTCAGCGGGCTGATGACGCCTCGGCAGAGCGACCGGAGACGCCGCGCGGCGAGCGCCTATAGCGCGCAGCGCTCTGACTGTCAGTTTGATGTGGAGGAGATTACCGGTGGCAGCCGAGTTGGTATTGCTGGTCTCGAAGCGCGCGATGGTTCTGCTTGAGCTGGTCCATGATCTGCCAGGCGTTGATTTGGCGCATCTGGATTTCGACCGATCGAATTTGGCCTGCAATTCCGTTGCACATGTTTCGGCGGTTGTTTTCTTCGATGCCGATCTGCCGTTGCTCTTGGGCCAGCTGCGCCTGGTATTGGCGCGCTTCTGCGTCGCGGCCAGCCAAGAATTCCTGCTCCTGTTGTTGTACGTTGGCGCTTTTTCCCATGGTCGATACAGTGCCACCGCTGTTGGTGGTGATGTCGGTGTAGCCCGGTGGGCAGCGGTCGTCTAGGTAGAGGATCTTGGTGCCGTTGCGGCATTTTGTGGCGGCGATGCTTGAGCTGCTGGCGAGCAGTAGGAGAAGGATGGCTGCTGTGGTCCGCATTTTTCGTGAGGGGGTGCGTGACGGTCATTCGGCTTCGTCGGCATTTTTTTGGCGCTAGCGGCTTTGGTCAATCCCTCGTGAGGCGTATTCCGTCCCCAGATCGGGTGCCGATGATATGGGCGGGTCAAGGCAGCACAGAACATGTCGGAAGAAGAGAAACGAGCGGTGGCGCGCGAAATCCGTGCGCTGTATTGGTTTATCCGGGTCTACGGGCGGGGACGATTCGATGCGTTGCGTCGGCGCTACTATCGGAGGATCGCGCCCAAGAAAAAACGCCTGCTGGATGCAGGCGTTTCGCAGAGGGAGGTGTTGGACTTGCTGGCGTGCTGTCGGTCAAGCCGGTGCCGATTGCGGGGCTGTCTGGACTGTCCGCAGCGCCTTCTGGATGGCTCGCCAGATACGCCTACGATTTAACATAACACTAATTATGCGCAAGGTGGGATCAGGCAAGAAGCTGTAAGGAGTTTGTAGGAAAGCCCCCCTCATGCGGGATGCGAAGCAAAGAAGCCAGCGCCGTTAGCTGGCTTTTTTCATTGCCGGAGAGGTCATGCAGAAGTCCTACAGGCACTGGGTCAGCGCAGTCGAGTTTGAGCGCCACACCAGCGGCCTACCACGAAAGCACCTGATGCGTCTATTGCGCCGATGCGACAGAACCATCCGGGATTGGCAGAGCGGTCGCCGCACCATCCCGGCCTGGACGATCCATGTGCTCCAACTCCACCGGCTGGAAACACGCCGCGTCTACCGGGAAATGTTCGGTCATGACCCTGGCGTAGAATGACGCGCAAAGCACAGGGAGGCACACATGGGGGTCTATGACCGAGACTGGTGGCGCGAGCGCTATAACCAGCGCACCGAGAAAAAGGCCGGCTGGCGCCGTCCACCCGAGGAAGGCGCTGACGCCATCAAGAAGGCGACCTACAACCCGCGCATGTTTCGCAGCTCGGACGGCGACGCGCCACCTACACGCGCTCCCCAGGCCAGCCCTCCAGACCTTCCCGGCAGCAATTGGCACTGGACGGTGAAGCTGATGGCTCTCGCCTGGTGCGCGACCCTGCTTTACCTCGGGGCAAAGCTCGCCATGGGACTACCGCTGTAATGTCTAGAGGGACGAAACCCCGAGCGAAGGTCACCAGCTCGGGGCTCTCAGAGGAACGCCGCGACAGGCCACAGCTGGCCCCTGGAACTGCGGCTTTTAGGAGGGGGGGTGTTTGGGACGGACCTGTGCCTGGCGATCGGCGCCCTCGCCGCACCCGCTACTCGGTCGGCGGAGCCGCGCTGAGCCGCGCGACGAACGATTCGAGCACGAGCGATCGGGACCACCATAAGACGCCCGGCCTGGCGCGCCGACACTCCTGACGCTAGACGTCAGTACTTTTCACCTGGGAACGGCCACTCTTCTTCGGAAAGGGTTTTCGTTACGGGCTTGCGCGTAACGACTTTTGCTGCGGCCGGGTTGATCGCCACCCGCACCTGGTACACCTGGTCGTCGGACGTATCGGCACGCACCACACCATCCGACCAGGTCGACGTCTCAAAGATCGCCGAACGCTCGGCACGCGTGCTCGCCTTCGTGGCCTGCGCCAGCAGCTCAACCATGGTCGCAAAGCTCACCGGATTTCCGTTACGCGTGACGGATTTTCCAGCGCCCTGCTTCGCCGCAGCCTTCTGCGCCTTGGCCTCCTGGTCCATATAGCGCTTGCAGACCTTCTGAAGCCGCTCGACCTGGTCCTCCAGTTCTTCAGCCCGTTCCACAGCCTCATCGGCACGTGCCAGCTCCCTCGACAGCTCAGCACAAAGCCGCTCGTTCGTTTCATCAAGCCGAGCACGACGCGCGGCAGCCAGGACAAGCTGGCCCTCCAGGTCAGCCCCATCCACCTCGTCCAAACGCGCCTTCATTGCCCGCAGCGGGATCAGCTCGTCATTCAGCTCATCGATGGTCTCATGCGCCTCGGCCAGCTCAGCGCGCAGCGCGTCCACCTCCAAGCGGCACTCGTCGTAGGCGTCGACCTGGTCGACCACCAGGCGCGGCGCCGGAGCATTTTTCGTTACCGTAACGGCTTGACGCTGCCGGACGCGGTAGGCCGCCTGGCGCTCAGCATTCGTCATCGCATCAGCCTTGCGCGGACGGCCACGGCCGCGCTTGACTTCCACATCCAGCTCGCCAGTCACATTATCCGTTACGTCACGCATATTGGCCTCCCTGATCTGATGGCTCTATTTTACGTTACGCGTAACGGTAAATCAATTTCTGTTACACTTTGACCGTAACGGAAATTAGCATCCCAGGTGTACCAAAGCACCCAAACACCGAAGCTCGGCCCATACCAGCGAGGTGAAGCACCGCACAACACCCACCCATGCCCGTAGATCATCGCCGCCCCCCCACGCTAGACGCCGCCCTCCCGCAGCTGACCTGCGATGCGCTCCGGCGCAGCCCCTGTCGGCAATTCAGCCTTACCCATCCCCACAGGCTCGCGATACGGGTCAAACGGCGGGCTACGCAACCACTCCCGACACTGCTTATCGTCCAGGCCGGCATCGGTGCCTTGCTGGTTGTAGCACCGGCAAATCTTTACGCTACAAGCGCCGCCGACCACTACCGGCATATCTTTGACCTGGCGCAACGACTCATAGGCCGGCGCCGACTCCGGGCGACCGGGCACCAAGGGAACGAATGCCGCCAAGTACGCCCCGCCATCGGTCGCGGAGACCGTAGCCGAAGCCACGGCGGGCGACACTGGAACAGGCGGCACGTTTGCCGATTGAAGCGCAGCAACATCATCCTTCGGCTGAGCGCCGACCTTACTCGCGAAGATGCCGTAGCCGCGCCAGAGAAGAATCGCAAACAGCAGCACGCACGCAACCAGGACCACCATCGCAGGCGGCACAGAATACTTCCGCTTGATATGAAGGCTTGCCGATTTGTACAGACCGAAACTCGACTTCGGCAGGCTCCACTTCTTCTTGATCGGAGCCGTCGCATATCGGTCAGGATCACCGCACTCCGGCCACTCGTAATACCAGCGCCCACGCAGGCCAACATCGCGCAGATGGATATGCTGGCCAACCAGCTTGCGGATATGGGTATCGAGGAACGTTGGGTTCTGCGTCATCAGCAAGAACGTCACGCCGGTATGCCGCACGGTCTCGAACGCCGCCACATGATCGGGCAGCTTGGACGATGGCGAGCGAACGCGGAAAATGCGCTGTGCCTCATCAAGGACAATCAGCGCGTTTTCCGGGAACGTGAAGTAGGGCAGTTCGTTCGCATCCGGGTCCTCCGGATCGATGCGCATCTCGGTCCAATCGCGCACCGGAGGGGTGGGGATGTACGGCAGCTTCAGCTCAGGGATGCCCAACTGAAAGACAGGCCGACCCTTCGCCAACGCCTCTTGCATGAACTCGACAGCCAACGCTGTCTTGCCGCCCCCAGGCGTAGCCGTAATGAGTGTGATCGGCTGGGTCGCACTCATGCCACTCTTCCCAGGCGCTTAAGCACCATCATCGACATGCGGGCCGAGACACCGCCAGCAATGATCGACATGGCCGTGAACATCCCACCACGCGCGCAGATGGCCATCGCCGCAGCAGGCATCTGCCCCATCGACGCCTTCGCCGCCCCAAGCGCAGAAGTCACCGCCGCATCAAGGCCAACGAACGTGACCAAGCCAATGCCGAGCGAAATCAGCGCCTGACGAACCAATGGCCCAATCAGGCCCATCAAGAAGCCAGCCAGATTACCCATCATTCGCTCCCCTTGGACCCGACACCCAAAGCGATCAGCACCGCAGCGAGCCAAGCAAACGCAATGACCGGCGCCCGCACGCCATCAGCAAAATCACAAGCCGGCCGAAACGACCACGCAACAACCTGCCCGCCACTACGAAGGTTATTCACGATGTCCGCAGGACACGCCATCGTGTCAGGCCCCCAACCGCTATCAGGCGTGATCGAAATCACCTTCTCAGATTTCTGCAAATCCGGTGCGTCCGGCACGTCGCCCTTGTCCATACAGCCAAGACGGTTGGGATGCGCCAAACACGGATCGTCGGTCTTCTCCGGCTGCTTAGGCTGGCCCGTGCCCGGGTCCGTTACCGGATTGCCATTCGCATCTACCTCCTGCTTGGCGACTTGAAGATCCGCCGTCTTGCCATCCGGCGCCGGCGTGATGTAGCCCATATCCTGAAAAGTCTTCCCAGTCACAGGATCGATATACGGCAGCCCCAGCGTGATGCCCTGACGCGCCGTGTTGACCTGCGGCGCCACGTCCAAGAACACGCCGTCCTTGCCCAGGTTGTTCAGCACGGCATCCGGCAATGCAAGCGGATCGACCTTCGCCCAATCCGCATCCTTCGCCGGCGCCAACTCCACAGGGCGCGCCCCGAACGCCGAGAAACCAAACGTCACATCGTACCCACCCGGCACGGCCGCAGTCTTGAACCGTCCAACATGGGTCGCAGTATTAGCGTTCACAACCGTCAGCGACCCCCAACCAACAAACGCCATACCCGCTTGCGCTTTGTCCGCAATGTACTGCGCCACCACCGAGTCATGCGCAGCTTGCCAACCACACCTGCCATTACCCGGACACGATTCACTCGGATAACTCGACGAATACCAGTACTTCGCCGGGTTCGGATCGCCCACGTCCTGCGACTGCGCGCACCACGTGCCATCGAGGCACTTCTGGATGCCATACGTCAGAAGCCAGGACGCCGCCGCGCCGGCCGCCAGCCCCAACGGATTCAACCGCATCGCGCCGAGCGCCACCTGACCCGCATTGGTCGCCATGCGCCAGGAAGCCGGCACCGTCACCGCCTTGCCTGCAACCTGCGCCGTCAACCCGGAGTTGTAGGCCGCACCGGACCACGCCGATGCAGCCGTAGTGATGTAGCCCGTTGACGATGCCGCCGACCGCGCGACACCCGCAGAAACCTGCAACGGGATCGCGGCAGCCTCGACACGCGACGACAACAGCAGCCAGCACACGGCAAGCAAGACCGCGTTGACATACCAGACCACCAGCGCGCGCCGCCACATCATCGCGACACCATCAAAACGACAACTGCCGGCATCACCGGCAGCAAGAATCCAGCCCAAAGCCAGAAATCAGTGGCAAGCATCACAGCCCCCTTCGGAGAGACACGACGCCCCATGCAGCGATCATGGCAGCGACAACGCCCCAGCCAACCGTCATGCCGTCCTTGAAGGTCCCAGCCGGATCACAGGGCGGAAACACGATAGCCGGCGCGGCAGCATCGCTAAGCATCGACACATCGCCCGCGCTCGAAATCTGATAGCGCCGCACTTTCCAGACACCTGCAACCTTGACGAACTCCGAGAGGTACGACGTACCCCCCGGAGTCTGCGACGGCGCGGCAGCGCTGTAATACGCGTCTTGCGCCGCATCCTGGCTGACGTAGCACGTCGCGCCAACCAGAGCGCCGTCCGCCGCCATCACAGGCCCCGGCGCATCAGCTTGAAGGCGAAGATGGCGACGATGGCGACGAGCACCGCGCTCGCCACCGTCACGCCATCCGTCTTGGCATCGTTCAGCGCCGTGCTAACTTCGGTCGGCACGGCAGCCATCGCATTACCAGCAGCGAGGGTGGACATGGCGGCCAGTGCGGCCAGCTTTTGCTTCGTGCTCTTGAACATGATTTCTCCTATAGGGAGGTTGAGAAAACCCGGACGACTGTTCGGATCATCCAGGCAGTGAAAAAGCTTTGACCCCGCAATCAGTCAGATACGACTGTTTTCCCGCACCCATTCCTCCTCGTCCGCGTAGATCCGGACGCCGCTGTTATCGACAGGCCCGAAGACCTCATCGAAGTGCGCCGCCGCCCAGTCCTCTTCACCCTCATAGACGTGGACCCCGCTGTTATCGACAGGCCCGAGAACCTCATCGAAGTACGCCGCAGCTTCGTCCTGTTGGCGCTCCTCTTCCTCCTCGCCATCGTCCTGGCTCTCCTCGTCGTCACGCTGCTCTAGCTCTACGTCGGCTATAAAATCGTCGCGCTCCGACACCAGCTCATCCGCAGAGATCTCCGCACGAAGGCGCATATCCTCGCGCTCACCGATCCGGTCGGAAATCCGCATCTGGCGGTCGAAAAGGTCAATCTCGAACGACGACGATGACGGCAATAGATCGCCAGTCTCCGTTTCATCGATAACGCCCCCGATGTACTCATAGGCCGAATTGAGAGCCGAGAGCGCGATATCGCACTCCACCACGATCTCCCTCTTCTCCGAGATAAGCGGGTCGAAGTAGTCCCGCACCTCATCAGCCGATGAAAACACGATCAACCCCTAAGAGCCGCCCGATACTTCGCGTACAGCGCCCGTTTGTGCGCGGCGCGGTCTCGCTCAGCGGCAGCGGTTTCAGAGAACAGAGACAGGAGCCAGCGCATCACAGTCACCCTTGAACGAGATCGGAGCCGCGACGAATCTCTGACGACAACTCAGCGAGACAGACACCCAACGCATCGTCATGAACCTCGATGCCAGAATCACGCGAAATCACCGACTGCAAATGCGCAGCAGCCGGCGTGGCCTCTACATCCTCGAACTGCACAAAACGCAGGATCGCAAGCAATCCCGCAATCTCAAGAGGAGTCAGCGAAACCCGTTGCGTGCGAGTCTGCTGCTCCATTTCATGGAACACTTGAAATGCGGACCCCTTCCTATCCATGACCCACCTCCATAAACGATCTAGTGGTATGTGTTACTGATACAAGTCTGGCGGCTCGCTTCGCTCGCCCCGTGCGCCGCGTGGCGGCGCATCGGGTCGTTCTACGCTCCCCCCAGCAGCCGCACCCTCAGGCAGACCCACTGCTTCGATCAGTCTTCCATCACATCCAACGTCATATCGACCGGCGTGATGGTCTCCAGCTCGCCGGTGTCCTTGTTCTTGATCTGGTACGGCTTGCGCTGATAGCCGCCCAGCGAACAAATCACCGTCACATCGTCGCCACGCTCGCCGAGCTTCTTCTTGCCCCGCACCTCAACGATCTGCGGACGGCTATACGCATCCGGCGCCGGCGTCATGATCCGCGTGTAACGCGTGCCCTCGTGACTCCGCAACGCTTCAATGCGGCCACGTACCAGCACTTGCATGGGCTTGGCCTGGGCGGAACCGAGGGGACGAACAGTGTTTTCAGCAGCAGACATGACAACTCCTTACGCGGCAAGCCGCAACGTTTCCCGGCTGACCTGGAATGCCTCGCGGTTGCGCGCCGGGAGCTGGCACAGCCGTGGGTCCGTCCGTACCGGACTGAAATCGTGGGGAAGCACCGAGTCGTTGGCGATCACGTGCACGTCCGTGCCGCGCCAGGACACGCCGGCTTCCTCCAGCTGCTTGCGGCAGCGGTAAAAGGTGGCCTTGGCGAAGTGTTCGCGCGTAACCTCGTCGCCCAGCGTGGTGAGCGAGCCCCAGAAGCCGTACAGGCGCATGCCGAGCGTGTCACCGTAGACGCCCTTGAGCCGGTGCAGGACCGCCCTGCTTTCGCGTACCGTGGTCATGGCCTGTTTCCCCTCTCGCAACAGCTTTTCGATCTCGGTGTCGAAGACGCCCTCCAGATAGGCGTCCGACACCTCATCAACCCGTGGATGCTTGCCGAAGTCGTATTGCAGCTTGTCGCTGTGCACCTCGACCTCCGCACGCAGGCGGCTATCGGCGAGGCGCTGGAGCGCCGCAATCTTGCGTTCCACCCGTGCGCGGTTGTCTTGATCGTCGCGCCCGTACAGGTGGTTAAACACTTGCTGGAAGAAGCCGCGCAGGCGGCTCCGGTCGTGCACCTGGAACTCGGTGCCCTTGTGGTAGAACTTGACGGTCGTGGTCTTGCCGGCGAAGTACACCGCCATCGAATACTTGGCCGCGCCCTTCTTCCGCCGCGGGAAGCTCATCAGCTGCAGCCCGTCGAAGAACTCCTTGCACGCTGCCTTCGACAGCCGGTACACGGATGCCACGTCGACCCGGTGCACCGTCCACCAGTCCGCCGCCGGCAGGTCGGTCGACAGCAGATCCTCGACCAGATGCACGAAGTCGCGGCAGGCCTGGCGGAAATCGGTCGGCCCCCCGTAGACGTTGTGGCCGTGCACGATCTTGTGCACCGAGGCCTCGATGACGATGTACGGATCGCACGGGACCAGCTCAGGCCGCCCGTTCTTGTTCACCACCCATTCCTCGTTCTTGGGAATCACCGAGATACGCGAGTCCCAAGACCCGAGGAGCTCGCCGGTGAACAGCTCATACAGGATTTCACCGCTGGCGCAGTCCATCCCGGAGCGCAGCAGGCACTGCTGCTTGATGCGATTGACCACTGCCGTGCCGAGGTACGGGGAGCGAAGACGGACCGTGTCATAGGCCATGCTCAGAACCCCTCGCCAAAATCCAGCGGAGTCTCATCCGTGAGACTGTCAGGCGGTGCTACCACGCCCGCCTGACAAAAAGCAGCCTCGCTGCGCGAGGCCAAAAAATCGAGTTCGGCAGCCTCCTGAAGTGCTGCATTGAGCATATCCAGGGAGAAAACCGCCGGACGGAAGTTCGAGCCCACGCGACGCCAACCTGCCGGCGCGCCTTCGAGGTTCAGGTCATCCCCGCGCATGGCGGCGTGGAGGCGAGCATTGCGCTCAACGCGGCGTGCCTCTTCCTGCTCCTTGCGAACGAGGACGAGCCACGCAGGCAGCCTGCTGCCCGCCGTAGCGGAACGGACAGGGAAAACGCGCCCCCGCGCCCCTGCTTTGTCCTGCGTGGCTCCTCGCACCATTTGTTGACCCCTCGATCGGTTTACCCGGTATATTTCCGCTTGCTAGCCCAGATGGAGTTACTCCAAACAGGCTCAGGCGGAAGTTACTCCGAACAGGCTCACTCGGGCAATTGGGGATATTTATGAGCTACCAAGAATTGATAGCGAGGGCGCTGCATGGGCGCAGCGCGCGAGTGGTCGCGCAGCAAATGGGAGTGCCACAGCAAACGTTCAACCGATACGCACGCGGCGAACGGTTGCCCGATTACGCGACTGCTCTACTGCTGGCGAAGGAAGCTGGAATGGACCTGCGCGAGGTCTTTTTGACGCTCGCCCAAGAGGAAGCGAAGCGCAAGGGATTGGAAATTTTTTCCGAGGGTTTTAAGTGGCTGCTGTCACTCATCAAGCCGCGCCAGGACTTGGTTCCAGCGCGGTGACAGCAGCCTAAAGCTTGATCCCACCGAAGCACTAATTATGCGCAAACGCAGTGTTACGGCCAGATGCTAGTGTCGGACTACAGCTAGATAGAAATGTCGGGGTGCTGTCATCCTACCGCCTTTGTGATCCCAAGGAGGCGGCGCGATGGCAATTCCTGACCTGGTGACCATGAGCATGCGAGAGCTGGATCGGCTCAAAGTGGTCGAAGCCGTGGTGCGCGGTGAGCTCAAGCCGTGGCGCGCGGCCGAGAAGCTGCAGCTGAGCACGCGCCAGATCGAGCGCCTCGCAAACCGCTATCGGCAGGATGGCCCGGCCGGCCTGGTGTCCCGCAAGCGCGGCAGCACGCCGGGTAACCGCGCGTTGGACCGGGGGCTGGAAGCCCGCGTGCGCGGCCTGATCCGCAACAGCTACGCGGATTTCGGCCCGACGCTAGCGGCTGAGAAGCTGCGCGAGCGCCATGGCATCGACCTGGCCAAGACGGTGCGCCGGATCATGATCGACGCCGGCTTCTGGGTGCCCCGCAGGCAGCGCCCGCCCAAGGTCCACCAGCCACGCAACCGCCGCGCCTGCCTGGGCGAGCTGGTGCAGATCGACGGCAGCGATCACCGCTGGTTCGAGGAGCGCGCGCCGGCCTGCACGCTGCTGGTCTATGTCGACGACGCCACCGGCCGCCTGATGCAGCTGCTGTTCGTGCCGACCGAGTCGACGCCGGCCTACTTCGCGGCCACGCGGGCCTACATCGAGCGGCACGGCAAGCCGCAGACGTTCTATTCGGACAAGTTCAGCGTGTTCCGGGTCAGCGCCAAGGCCAATGTCGAAGGCTGTGGCTACACCCAGTTCGGGCGCGCGCTGTACGAGCTCAACATCGACATCCTGTGCGCCAACTCCAGCCCCGCCAAGGGCCGCGTCGAGCGGATGAACGGCACGCTGCAGGACCGCCTGGTCAAGGAGCTGCGGCTGCGTGGGATCAGCTCGATGGACGCGGCCAACGCCTACGCGCCCACCTTCATGGCGGACTTCAACGCGCGCTTTGCGAAGGTGCCGAAGAGCGACTTCGACGCCCACCGGCCCCTGCGCGGCGACGAGGATCTGGAACGGATCTTCAGCTGGCGCGAGTGGCGCTGCGTATCGAAGAGCCTGACGATCCAGTACGACAAGATGCGCTACCTGCTGGCCGACACGCCCGAGCACCGCAAGCTGGCGGGCCGCTATATCGATGTGTACCACTATCCGGACGGCAGGATCGAGCCACGAGCCAATGGTTCCGCCCTGCCCTACACCACCTACGATCGACTCTCGGAGATCGACCAAGGCACGATCGTAGACAACAAGCGCCTGGGGCACGTGCTGCAGTTGGCCAAGTATGTTCAGGAGAAGCGCGACAACCGGCGCTCGCAGTCTGTTCCATCTACCGATGGGCTCCCGCGCAAGCGTGGACGACCACCCGGCAAGAAGTCGCAGCGGTCGCTGGGCGAGAACGACATGTTGGAAGCGCTGCAGCGGCTGCAGCCGCAATCGTGGCCGCTCAACGGGACTCAGAATTGATTTTCCTGCCGCACACGTTGCGCGAAGCGGCTACCCCAGCACCAAACTCACGACACCCGGAATATCCAGTGAGGGCGTCAGGCTGCTCCGCAGATTTAAACCAGTGTGATGTAGATCCGCGACCAGCGAGTCCGCTTGGATGGATGGTGCCGACAGAATTGCACCGTGAAGCGGCTGTAGCTTGATTCTTTGGTGCACGTCGCTCGAAGCATTTTGAAGTAGTCGCGGGTACGTAATATTTGAGGGCACGACAAAGATGGATGGGCGCGAAGCCGGGCACTCAAGTGACCCAAGCAGATAGATCGGTTCTTCTGACGTTAGCCAGGAAGGCGAATAAGCACGCCAGTTCGGGGACAACACTTGTTGCGAGGCTTCTCTGTTGCGAAGCCCGATCCCGGCTGCTCTGTCCTTACTGGCCGTTTCTCTCCCCCGCTGAGCGTTGCTAGGGTTGTCTACTCGAGGGTGTGCATGTCGCCGCGCTTGCTTCCGACGGAGGTCACAGGGGTGTCCCGGTTCGTTAAATCTATGTCCCGATATGACAAATGGAGTGACTGATCTTCGCAAATAATGACTGGGTGGGGCCAGTCGGTATCGGTCTCTTTCAAACTGGGCAGCGGCACCCCGAACCTGTGGCAACTCTTGATCTACAGGAGCACCACGCCGGTACTTCCGGTACTTCATATTTGCTGGAAGTAGTAGAGCCAAAAGCCAAGCTCCGTAATCTCTCTTCTCTGACTTGCCATGAACTTTCTTGACGGACACCTGTTCCCTGAAAACCAGCAACCGCTGATCATCACGGCTGCGCCTTATGCGCCGTCGTGGGTTCCGTCGGACTTTCCCGAGGAGATCCCTGTCACCATGGAGGAGCAAATCCAGAAAGCGGTGGATTGCTACAATGCCGGTGCCACCGTACTGCACCTGCATGTGCGCGAACTCGATGGCAAAGGCTCCAAGCGTTTGTCCAAGTTCAATGAGCTCATCGCCGGCGTCCGCGCCCGCGTGCCAGAGATGATTATCCAGGTCGGCGGATCCATCAGTTTCGCTCCAGAAACCGAAGGCGCTGCGGCAA